ATGGTACACGACCCATGCTACGTGGTTGATTATAAGAAACATTGCCTGCCCTCTAATCGGGGGGATATTGCTATCCCCACCGACCGCCCTAAAAAGGGCGGATGTGTTAGAAAGAGTTATGACTGTCGATATAAAGTCCGCCTACCGCTTCACAGCGTGTGGCAAAGACCCTTTGTGAAGGTTCATACGTTGGTATCGTCAAGTAACACGCTTTGCCCCCTGCCTCTTGACAGTTTGCGTGTGGGATATTGTCCCCTGCTCTCCACCCTTGTCAACATGGACACCATCCATGCCTATCTAAGCCCTACGACCTGCAACTGTTTCATCACATAATGGGCGCAAGTCGCATAGTCTCAGAAAAGCCGCCTCATGGTATTTTACCGATACCGCCGTATTCAATTCTAAAGGTTCACCGCAGGGCGTCTCCGCCCTACACCTATATTGTACCACGATTTTCGTGGTTTGTCAACCATGGTGGCTGACCGCCCCGCAGGTCTTCCCCCGACCTGCAAGTACATTGTACCATGTTTTTCGTGGTTTGTCAAGTCGTCTGGCACGTTCTGAGGGCTTTACGTGTTATATAATAGGAAGAGAATTTTTCTCTATAGAGGGGAGGGCAACGTAAAAATGGAGAATAAACCTAAAAAGTTGAAAGATTTAACGGAAAAGTAGAAAATTTTCATTGAAAGTTATAGGAAACACGCAGGAAATGCTACAAACGTATGTTCAGAATTAAACATCGGAATAGTGAGTTTTAATAAGTATTTGCGTCAACCAAGCGTTATAGAACAATTGAACAAAAGTTTGCAAATAAGCAGAGAAAAAATATAGGCTGCTATGCCTTATTTAATAGATAAAGCGATTTCAATGGTGAATGATGAAAATGTATCTGATAGGACGAAAAGTACCCTTATAAGTTCATTATTAGACCGTGGAGGTTTAGTACAGCCAAAGACCCCCGCCGTACAAATCAACCTGAACACGGAAATATCCGACCGTGCAAGGCAATTATTAGCACAGAAAGTTGAATCGGTAAACCCCACAGGCATACCAATCGACCCAGTAGTTGAAATTTAACATAATTGTCATTATCGGACAGTGGAAGGACAAGTCTGCGTGCTAATAATATAATAGGAAGATTTATTTTTTCAATTTTTGTTTCACTTGTTCATTTGAATGATTGTTCATGTGTACAGGCGGATATATAATAGGAAGGACATGATTCTCTGAATAGAGGTGGGTACATAATATATTAAGAGAACTTGTTCCACAAAAATTTCCAACAAAAAAACAAATCCGCAAAGGGGAGGTAAAGCATCCTTTACCCCACCACAATATATAGTGGTATAACAACAACAACACCACAAGACCACAATATATAGTAAAAACAGTCAAAAATACGGGTCAAAAAACAACATATTGTGGTTTTTGCACGTTTTTTAAAAAATTTGTGCTATATAGTGAGGGGAGCAATTAGCGACCCGAACTATGTACCCCCTTGATAGGGGGTGTGAGTGAAACGAACGGGGGTAGACACGGAGAGAAACTCCTCCCCTTACGGGTCGGAGTTACGACCCAATGGTCGTATTTAAAGGGAAATATCACGGAGTGAGTAAGGGTTGAACGAGGAGTGAAACCCTTACGAACGGAGTGATAACCCGAAGGGTTTAAGTAAAGAGAGACTTTTACACACTTTCCGTGTTACTCGTGGACAAGTCCACGGAGAGAACTTGACACGCAAAACGTGTTGTGGTAAAATAACAATGGGAAAAGAAATATGACGTAATTCGTCCTTTACGCAAATTGTTTCTGTTCTCTTTCGTAACCTTATGTAAGGGTTTTTGCGGTTTGTCCCGAAATAAACCGCCAACGTGTTTATGACTCGACCTTTATGGCGGGTACATATAAAAGACGCTATCCCTCCTTTGAGCGTCTATAAAAGCGAACTTTACGTTTGCGTAAGAGAGAGGGACACTAAAATGTTCGCCGCCCGTCTTGGCGGGGTATTAAGTAAAGACCTATGGTGCAACGACGGATTTTTCGCAATCCGCCACTGTCGATGGTCACTACGCATATCATCGACTTAATAGTGAGGACAGTGCCTTAACCTTCGTGCGGGTCGGAACTTGTCCGATAGAGAGACATTACGGCGGAGACTCTATAAAATTCCGCCCACGACAATAAGACGGAATATTGGTTTATTCCGTAGTATAAATCATCAAAGATAATGCTTTTTGGCACAAAGCGGAGTGGGGCGGGCGAACCACATTAAAAACCCGCATAAAATTTAACAAACTTAAAAAGACTGGTTAATGCCAGTCTTTTTTATTTGCTCTATGCAAATAGGAGGGATTGTGGAAGAAGAGAAGAAAGTTCCAAAGACTAAGAAAAAAATTAAAAAATGGGGAGAAAATGGTTTTGTCGGTAGCATCCAATTTGGTTGTTATGAATACAAAATAAAATTCTTGCCAGAAGAAGACGTTGTTAGGTATATAGATTCTCAAGTGGTTTCTCCAAGAACATATGGTGCAATTTGTTGTGACGATTAGATTATATTGGTCTCAAGTGATTTAACCACGCAGACACAGAAGTTATCTTTAATGCACGAATTAGTACATATGATTTTCTTAAATAATAATGTTGGAGTATCAGAGAACACTTTAAACATACAACAGGAAGAACTTGTTGATAATGTTGCGGCAAGATTTTTAGAATTGATGAAACGTAACCCCGATTTAATGAGGTGGTTACTACGTTAAATGAAGAGCATGAGTTAATTGCCCAACAAGAAGCGCAAGCCCTTTAGATGGCGTATGATTCTTTGGTAGATTTTCGTAAGATATTTCTTCCATCTCCAGATGATTGCGAAGCCGCCCCGTTTCATTACGAGTGGTCTGATATTCTTTTACACGGAAAAAAGCATTTTGCACAAGAGGCGTTTCGTGAATCGGGTAAATCCGTAATAGTAATACGCTCCCATTCTTTATATAGGCTTGTTTTTCCGTCTAAAGAATACAATTTTATCGTAATCATTATGGCGAACCAAACCCTCGCTTCTGCTCGTCTTAAAGACTTGGCGGAAGATTATCTGGCAGACCCTAAATTATGTGCAAATCTTGTAGAAGTTAAAAAGAATAATGATAAGACATTTGAGGTCGTTGTAAAAGACATTTACGGAACTCCCATAAATGTACGCATAGATGCGTATGGTAAAGGGTCTTCCGTACGTGGTCTGTTACACGGTGAGACTCGTCCTAAATTAATTATTATTGACGACCCGCAGGATTTGGAAGATATGGGGTCTGAAACAGTATTAGAGAAAGATTATAATTGGTTCTTATCTGATATTGCTTTCTTGGGTAAAAAATGTCGCATCTTTATGATAGGCAATAACTTAGGTGAAGCGTGTTTGATAGAACGTGTTATAAATAATAAAGAATATCTTGGCTTTTAGGCAGAACGTATCCCGATATTAAAAGACGGAGAGCCTACTTGGAGTGGAAAATATACTAAAGAATTCATTGATACAGAGAGAGAAACCTATGAAAAATTAGGTAAAATCGACATCTGGTATCGTGAGCGTATGTGTGAAGCAATTTCTCCAGATAGTCAGATATTCAAAACGGAATACTTTAAAGAGTTCCGATGGAAGGACTTACGTATTCCAGAATTAAATATATTTATGACTGTAGACCTTGCGATTAGTCAAAAGGCTACGGCAGACTTCACTTCCATTATGGTCGTAGGAGTCAATAAAGATAATCATTGGTTTATATTGGATTGTTCTTATGGTAGGTTCGACCCAACAAAAACAATTGAAGAAATTTTCCGCATGGTTGGTAAGTGGTCTCCTCAAAAAGTCGGAGTAGAGAAGGTCGCATATCAAGCGGCACTAAGTCATTTTTTAGAAAAGGAGATGCCACGAAGAAATATGTTCTTTACAATTACACAATTAAAAGCACAACGTAAAAAAGAAGAGCGTATCTCCGCATTACAACCACGATTTTCAAGCGGTTCTGTGTGGGTTCCAGAAAATGCGGGAGATTGGTGGACGGAACTTAAGGGAGAGATGTTAGCATTTCCTCATGGTGTGCATGACGATTTGTTAGATTCTCTTGCTTACGTAGAACAAATTGCAGTAACTCCAATTAAAAGAAAGTTTAATTTAAAGAATCCTATTTATGCGGGTGCAATGTAAGGAGGTGGATAAATGCCCGAAGATGAATTAATGGTGGACGGTATTGTACCGCCAGAAGACCCGATGGCATTATAGGATATTGTTGTCCCAGACCCTCCTGTTACGCAAGATGGTTATACAGATGATGTGACACTATCAAATGATGTCGTTGTTTAGAGTCCAGAGGAAACGCAAGAAACAATGCAAGAATATGGCGTTTCTGAGGAAAAATTAGAAGAAATACGTGAAAACGTAAAGAGAGAAATTGACAGAGCAGACCACTACTACGAAGAAGAAATTGAACCAGATGTCATTAAAAGGCATAAGGTTTATGAAAGTGATGCTAAATACTATAAAGATAAATTCCCTAATTTAACAAATATAAGTGATGTCACTGCAAGTGACTTCCACGATACCGTGGAATGGGCGATTCCTTCGTTAATTAAAGTATTCTTTGGGAACGAGGATATTTGTAAATTACAAGGTGTTAATTCTGAACAAGATGAAAAAGCCGCCGCCGCACACTCTGAATTGATTAAATATCAATTAGAAAGATGCAATGACGGTTTCTTAATTTTCTACGATTGGATTAAGAACTCTCTTATAGATAATCTTGGCATTGTAAAATGTTATTGGGAGAGAGAATCTACTGTAGAAGCCAAACAACTCGTTATGAGTCCACAAGAATTAATGAATTTACAAATGAATCCTAAAATTAATATTCTATCCGTGGAACAAATAGCCCCAGAGATTTTAAATGTAGAATACGAAGAAACGACCAATGTCACTAAAAATCAACCAAAATTAGAGGTAATTCCTCCATCTGAATTTAGATTTTCTCCAGAAGCGAAATCATTAGAAAATATTGATTTTGTTGCTCATAGAAAAATCGTAAATCTTGATTATTTACGTAGGCGTGAGCGTGAAGGAGTATTCCAAAATATAGATAGTGTGGTTGAAGACGAGGGTACTGATGGTTCTATACAACGTACAAATTACGAAACAGATTTGAACCCACGTGCTTTCGATAAAATTAATGACCACGGTAAAGAAGATGCTAAAAAAGAATATCTGTTATATGAGTGCTATGTTAAAACAGACATTAATGATGATGGTATTCTTGAAGATTTAATCGTTACAATTGTTGGCAACACAATTATTCGATTAGAAGAAAATACGATGGGTCGGCATCCTTTCTTTGTAATAAGTCCTATCCGTGATACATTAAGATTATTCCCACGTAGAGGTATTGCAGATTTAGTTGGTGAATTACAAGATTTAAATACTGCGTTTTTGAAGCAAATTATTTATAATATTGCGGTAAATAATAACAAATAGGCGTTTATCAATATTGATATGTTGGTAGACCCGAATGAGTTTACCGACGGACGGAAAGCAGTCCGTGTATCTGGTAATCCAAGAGAAGCGGTACAGTGGTGTCCTATTGAACAATTGCAACCGCAAGTGTTCCAGTTCCTTGAATACATGAATAGTATGAAAGAAAATCGTACTGGTATTACTCGTTACAATCAAGGTATGGATGCAAATAGTCTGAACAAGACTGCTACTGGTATTACACAGATTATGAACGCATCTAATCAGAGATTGGAATTAATTGCTCGTATCTTTGCTGAAACTGGCATTAAACAACTATTCCGTCACATGATTAAGATGAATCAGATGTACATTACAGAAGAAACATTTATACGTATTACAGATAAGCCAAAACCAATTTATCCAGAGGATTTAGAGGGTACAATTGATATTACTGTAAACGTAGGCGTTGTTGCGGGTAGTAAACAGCAATAGGCACAAGCAATGCAATTACTGTTGGGTATGTATCCACAATTAGTAACGGCAGGAATTGCTGATGTTTCTCATGTATCTTATGCGTTTGGTAGATTAGTGGAGTCGCTTGGTTATAAGAATGTGTCTGATTTCGTGTTCCCTCCAGACATAATCAAGCAAGCACAAATGATGGGCGTTTCTCCTCAGATGTTAATGATGATGAGATATGCACAAGAAACTGGTCAGATGCCACCTGGTCTACAATAGCAGTTCCAAAATATGACTAATCAGTAGATGATGGAGTAGGCTCAAGTTGAGGGGGCTATGAATGGTCAACCACCTACAGATTAGCAACGACCACAGGTTAATCCAGATGCAGGTGCGCCAGAAAATGCGGGATTATCTACACAACAGTTTGTTCAAAGGATGGCTCCGCAACCAAATGCAACAAACGCAGATAGGCGTGATGGAGTATTTTAATGAGAAGACTTAAAACACCACAAGAATTAATAGAAGAGGGCTACAACGCAGAAGCGGCTGTAGCCTTTCTTCATGATTTTATAGAAGAAGAAAAAGTAAAACATTTTAATTTATTATTAACTTGTCCTGCAGATGAATTAAAAGAACGTAGGGCGGTTTTTAAATATATAAGGCAATTAGAACCACTTTTAATTGCAAAAGTTCAAACAGGCATTAACAATGCAACCGAACAATTCCAAAGGGAAACTCGGTAGGAGGATTAATGGACACAGAATTAGATAATCAAGTTAATAATCAAGAAGAACAAGAACAACAAGTGGAGCAAGTCAATAATGACACTCCACAGGACGAGAAAGAACCTGAGTTCTATCTTGATGATAATGGTGATTTACAGTGGAATACAGACGAGTTTGATTCTAAAGATGACGAGGACTCTGAATCCAATGCGCAGGAAGAAGAACAACCCACTGAAACTGAGGAAGATACTCACGAAGAGGAAACTGATGAAGAGCCGAAATACACGGTTAAAGTTGACGGAGAAGAGATTGAGGTAACGCAGGACGAACTCTTGCGGGGCTATATGAGACAGAAGGACTATACTCAGAAAACGCAACAGTTGGCAGAACAACGGCGTCAATTCGAGCAATATAGACCACAATATCAACCACAGCCTCAACAGCAGACTCAAGAACCGCAACAGCAAGATTTAAATGATATTGCTAAACAGGTTGCCGCACGACAATTAGGTCTTGATAGTCCAGAAGACTTATCCGAATTAGACTTTAATCATATCACCGCAGTTGTAGAGGCAAAGCAAGCACTCATAAATCAACGTAATGCGATGATGTACAGACAACATAATATTGATAATTTAGAGGCGCAACTCCGTAGCGAAGAACCTAAATACGATGAAATTATGGCGAACATTAACAACGCTATGCAAAACCTTCCAGTAAGCAAGTTTAACACCCTTAAACAAGCGTATGCGGAAGGTAATCCAGAACCGTTAAGAGAGTTCTTTAAGGAGATGCAGAAGGAGTATTATTCTAAAGCAATTAAAAAGGTTGAGCAGAAAAAGAATACTCCTGTTCCTAAAGTAGAATCGTCTGCAAATACCCCTATTGTACAGACGAAGAAACAGAACAAGATTGATTTTAAACAGTTTGGTCATATGACCACTGAACAAAAAGCCAAAATCTTGTTAGAAAGGGGATTTTTAGATTAATTAATTTTTAGAGGTGAATTTCTTTGGCAACGTATACATATAGTGCGGTTGGCAACCGTGAAGATTTAATGGATATTATTACTAATATCTCTCCCGACGAAACTCCTTTAATGAATAAGTTTGGTCGGTCTAAAGTTACAGGCATGGTACATAGTTGGTTAACAGATTCTCTGGGAAAACCAGGTGAGAACGCACAGTTAGAAAATCAACCATTTAGTTCTACACCTGCTACTCCTCGTGTGAAATTAGAAAACTACATTCAGATTTTCATGCGGGATTGCATGGTATCCGATTCTCAAGAAGCGGTACTGAAAGCGGGCGTTAAGTCTGAAATGGCTTATCAGTTAGCAAAGACCTTAAAGATGATTGCACTGGACGTTGAATACGCAATCGTAAACAACGCTACTAAAGTGCAGGGTACTGCAACCGTTCAAGGTAAGTTCGGTGGCGTTCCTTACTTTAATGCCGTTGCTTCTAACCACGTTACTGGTTCTGGTACTGTTACAGAAGAGAACTTAAATGATGCTATTCAGAAGGCATGGGCAGTCGGTGGTACTCCAGATATTTGTGTAGTTTCTGGTGCTAACAAGAGAGTAATCTCTGGTTTCACTGGTAATGCTGACCGTCAACGTAGTGCAGACGCTACCAAGATTAAACAGATTGTTGATGTTTATGAATCTGATTTCGGTCTGGTTAATATGGTTCTGCATCGTCTGCAACCCGATACTCGTATTGATTTACTGCAAACCGAATATTGGAAGTTGGCTTATCTGATTCCGTTCAAGACTTACGAGCGTCCAAAAGACTCTCTGATGAACGGTAAGGTAGTTACTGGTCAATTAACTATGGAATGTCGTTCTCCAGAGGCTAATAGTTATATCACTCTGGAATAATCGGAGGGTTAATGAGCGACGGTTTTTTACAATCACAAAACCTTGATGTGAGTGACGATAGAAATATCGTCCTCACAAATACGGTTAACACAGATGAACTCGAAAAAGAAAATTACGAAGAACGCAAGGAAACGCAGAAAGGCAAGTCTTTTAGACACGTTTGTTCCATTCCGT